CAGGTGGTTCTGGAAATATGGTTTTAAGTTTACCAGATGCTACAACTTCTAAAAACACAAACAGAATTATAAGAATAGTAACAAATGGAGGTTTTAACACAAACACAAGAGTGAGATTAACTCCTATAGCTGGTCAAACATTAGATGGTTCATCTGACTATTATGAGTTAAATGTTTCTTATGAAGGATTAATGATTTGGTCAGACGGTGTTGAATGGTTTATAATACAGAAAAAAGCTTAAAAATACAACAGACAGATAACTAATTAATTAACTATATATATAAAATTTTATTATGAATGCAAAAGATATCGTAGAAAAATTCAGAAACGTTCTTCTTAGTGAAGAAGGCGATTCTAAGGCTCCTGAAATGGAGGTTAAAAGTGAAGCTTCTGAAATAGAAGTAAAAGAACAAGAAGTTGTTCTAAGTGAAGAAGTCAAAGAAGTAGAAAATACTGAATCAGAAACTGAATTATCTGAAGAGGTTGAAGCTTCTTATGATGATAAGAAAAAATTAGAAGAGGATGAAATTATCGAAGAGGTAAAAGAAGATCCTATGTCTAAGTATGCAACAAAAGAAGATCTAGAAAAAGCTATGGCTGAAATGAAAGCCTTAATAGATAGTCTTAAAATGCAAGAAGATATGCCTGAAGTTCCAGAACAATTATCTTCTCAAGAACCAGCAGTTGAACCGATCGCTCACGATCCTGAATCTTCTGTAGAGAAAAAGAGCTTAAATCTTTATGCTCAAAATAGAACTAAAACTTTAATGGATAGAGTTTTAAGTAAAATATCGTAAATAATTAAAATTAAATAAATAAAAAATGGCTACTACTACTTCAATTACAACTACTTACGCTGGAGAATTTGCAGGTAAGTATATTTCTGCTGCTTTATTATCAGGTGCTACACTTGACAAAGGGAGCATTGAAATTAAACCAAACGTAAAATACAAAGAGGTAATTAAAAAAGTTGCAACAGATGCAAACTTAATTAAAGACGCTTCTTGTGATTTTACTGACACAGGCGCAATTACATTAACTGAAAGAATCCTTCAACCAGAAGAATTCCAAGTAAACCTAGAGCTTTGTAAAAAAGACTTTAGATCTGACTGGGAAGCTATTCAAATGGGATATTCTTCATTTGATCAATTGCCTCCTAAATTTTCTGATTTCTTAATCGGTCACGTTGCTTCTAAAGTTGCTGAGAAAACTGAGCAAAATATCTGGGGCGGTGTAAACGCAAACGCTGGTGAATTTGACGGATTTACAGTTCTTATGGCTGCTGATGCAGATGTAAATGACGCTGCTAACGGATCAGAAACTTCATTTACTTCTTCTAACATTGTTTCTTTATTAAGTAATGTTGTTGACTCAATTCCTAGCGCAGTTTACGGAAAAGAAGACTTAAAATTATTTGTACCGCCAGCTGCTTGGCAAGCTTATATCAGACACTTAGGTGGATATGGCGCTAACGGATTAGGTGCTGCTGGTTACAAAGCAGAAGGAAACCAATGGTATAACAACAATGCTTCATTATCTTTCGAAGGTATTGAGGTTGTTTATACTCCAGGTATGCCATCTGACCACATTGTTGGAGGTGAAAAATCTAACTTATTCTTCGGAACAGGATTATTATCTGACCACAACGAAGTAAAAGTTATTGATATGGCTGATCTTGATGGATCTCAAAACGTAAGAATAGTTATGAGGTTTACAAGTGGAGTTCAGTATGGTATTGGAAGTGATTTATCATTACTTACATTAGCATAATAAATAAAATAGATGTTTAACAAAAGGGCGGTTAACGCCGCCTTTTTAATATAAAAAAATAATAATATGAGTTGCGATTTAACACAAGGAAGACAAAGACCGTGTAAAGACTCAGTAGGAGGTATAAAAGCCGTTTATTTCATTAATTATGGTACGACTGATGTTGCTTATGATGCTACCAATACAGATGAAATTGATGGACTTGGATCTGGACTTACTGCTTACAGATACGATCTTAAAGGCAATTCTAATTTAGAACAAACGATCAATTCTTCTACTGATACTGGAGGAACATTCTTCGAGCAAGTTCTAACATTAGTTTTACCTAAATTAACACTAAAAGACCATAAAGAAATTAAATTATTGTCTTTTGGAAGACCACACATTATTGTAAAAGATAATAACGATAATTATTTCTATGTAGGTAATGAACACGGAGCTGATGTAACTGGAGGAACTATATCTACCGGATCTGCAATGGGAGATTTAAGCGGATATAATTTAACTTTATCTGCTCAAGAAAGACAGCCTGCTAACTTTATTTCTGTTACTGCTGAAACAGATACTCAATTGACTTTAGGAGACGCAAGCACAATTACAGTTGAACCTGGGGTTGCTACTGATGTAGATGTTGATGATGATCCATCAGGAATACCAGGAGGAGGAAACTAATCAATCCTTAATTTATGTAAAAGCCTCACTTTTTAGTGGGGCTTTTTTATTTAAAACAAAATAGGTTTTTTTTGATTATCTATATATGATAATACTATTACCAGTATCAACTTCTCAAACAATTAAAATTGTACCTAGATCTTATTTAGAAGATAGCAATGTGCAATTAAAGATTACAGAAGATGGCACTAGAAAAACAGAAACACTAACAGGCCTAACAGCAACGTATAGTGGAAACTTTATACAAATACCTTGTACTTTTAGCATTTTATCTGAAAGTAAAATGTATTATATAGAAGTAACAAGATCAGGAAGCTTATTATATAGAGATAAAGCATATTGTACAGCTCAAACCGACAGAACTATTCCTCATACATTAAACACAGGAAAGTATGACGAACATACTGCTTCCCCTTCAGGACAAAAATATATAACAATATAATATGGCTAAAAAGAAAACATATAAAAATAATATTAGAGTTGTTAATCTACAAGGTTACACCACACCAGAAATAAAAGAACATTATAATAAAGAGTGGGTAACTTACGGAGAAAACAATGATTATTTTGACAACTTAATAAACCTTTACTTAAGTAGTCCAACAAATTCTTGTTGTATAAATGGTATTGTAGATATGATCTACGGTAGAGGTATAGATGCTACAGACAATCAGGATAAGCCTGAAATGTATGCTAGAATGAAAGATCTTGTAAAAGGAGATCAAGTAAAAAGAATTGTAAATGATTATAAATTACTTGGACAAGCTGCAATGCAAATCGTTTATAATAAATCTAAGACAGCTATAACTAGTGTTACTCATTTCCCAATGGAAACTATTAGAGCTGAGAAAGCAGATAAAGGACAAATAAAAGGTTATTACTACCATCCTAAATGGACTGATATAAAAACAAGCGATAAACCTAAAAGAATTCCTGCTTTCGGTTATGGCAGTAAAAGCGAATACAGAGAGCTTTACGTCATTAAACCGTATAGATCTGGGTTTTATTACTATGCTCCAGTTGACTATCACGGATCCCTACAATACTCTTCTTTAGAAGAAGAAGTATCTAATTACCATATTAATAATATTAAAAATGGTTTACAGCCAAGTTTACTTATTAATTTTAATAATGGTGTTCCGGATGAAGAAGCTCAGCAATTAATAGAAGGCAAGATCCAGGATAAATTTGGAGGAACTTCTAATTCAGGTAAATTCATATTAGCATTTAATGAGGATCCAGAAAGAAAAGCAGATATAGAGCCAATACATTTACCAGATGCTCACGCACAATATCAATTCTTAGCAGATGAAGCTAGAGAAAAGATAATGTTGGGCCATAGAATTGTATCACCAATATTGCTTGGTATTAAAGACAATACAGGCTTTGGGAACAACGCAGAAGAGCTTAGAACGGCTTCTATCCTTATGGACAACATAGTTATTAGGCCGTTCCAAGAACAGCTCTTAGAATGCTTTAATAAGCTTTTAGAGTTTAATGGTATATATTTAAATCTTTATTTTGTTACTCTTCAACCAATTGAGTTTACTGAGCTTGATAATATAGAGACTAAAATCAAAAGAGAAGAAGAGACTGGAGAAAAATTATCTGCCATAGAAAGAGTTAAATCAATATTTAAAAAGAAAAAAGATGAAAGCACTATTCATAACGACTGATGATTTAAGAAGAAAATCCATAATTGGAGGTGCTGTAGATGCTGATAAATTTGTTCAGTTTATTGAGGTGGCTCAGGACATTCATATTCAAAATTATCTAGGAACTAAACTGTATAATAAAATATCGACATTAATAATAAATGATACTATTGATGATTCTGGTAATGCGGTTTATAAAACACTCCTAAACGACTACTTAACACCAATGCTAATATGGTTTGCACAAAGTGACTATTATATGTTTGCTTCATATCAGGTTAGTAACGGAGGTGTCTTTAGACATCGAAGTGAGTCTTCAGAGACTCCTTCGATGCAAGAAATTAAATCTTTAGTAGACAGTTCTAGAGATAAGGCTGAGTTTTATGTTAGAAGATTCTTAGATTATATGGATAATAATAATAATTCATATCCAGAATACAATGATGTTAATGAAGATGGAATGTATCCTGATAAGAATGAAAACTTTAATGGATGGGTTTTATGATAAGTAAAAAAAATACTTATAAACCTAAACAGGAGAATGTAGTTAAATTAAAAGTATTTATTGATAAAATACTTAACAAACAAAACAATAACAATAAATAGATATTTATGGGAACGACTTTAACAGGAACTAGAATATCTGATACTTATGATTCGCTTTTAAAAGCAACTGACAATGGAATCATAACATCTAGTGCAAAACAAATTACTGATGGTGTAGGAAACAATACGCCTTTATATATATCAACAAGTAGAATAGGTATAGGGGTTTCACCTACTACTACATTTCAAGTCTCCGGTAATTCTAAAATAGGAGGAGATTTAACAGTAACAGGGGATTTACTTGTTGAAGGTACAACTACTACTGTGGATACTGACACCTTAAGTGTCAAGGATCCACTAATCATTGTAGGTAATGATAATAATACTTCTGATCTTGTTGATTTAGGTTTTTATGGTTTATATGATACTTCAGGATCTCAGGATTTATATGCTGGACTTTATAGAAGTGCTTCAGATACTAAGTTTCATTTATTTAAAGACTTACAAGAAGAACCTACTACAACAGTAAACACAAGTGGAACAGGGTATGCTGTAGCTAGTTTAGTTGCTAATTTAGAAGGTAATGTAACTGGAAATGTCGTTGGGAATTTGTCTGGTAACGTAACAGGAGGTACTATTTCTGGTACTACAGGAACTTTTAGTGGTAATGTAGATATTGACGGAACATTAGATGTAGACGATGTAATTAGTGTTGAGGGTTCTGCTTTTGGTAGAATAGAAATAGGAGGAGCTTCAGGTGGTTATATAGATTTAAAAGCACCACATACAGATGATTATGATTTAAGAATTATTACGAGT